TCGAAGGATTGTTTGGACCAAAGTACCAATCAATCACTACTCGCGAGTTAATGGATCAGGGTTACGTTGCCAAGCTCAAAATCAAATGCATCGTACTTAAATATCCTGATGAAGTTGCAAAAGGATTACGAGGCAAAACATACGCAGAAGAAATCGATTTTCTGGTATCCAGCTTTGATCGTAACAAATTCATTAAAAATCTTACTCTCTCATTGAAAGGCAATAAACTTGTTTTCTTTCGAATCGTGGACCATGGCAAAACTCTTCACAGTCTTATTCAATCTCAATCTGATCACAACACCTTTTACATCGACGGAAGCGTATCCGGAACAGTGCGAGAGTCAATACGAAAAGCAATTGAAGACGAACACAATGCTACTCTTATTGCATCCCTCGGAACAACCTCAACCGGCGTCTCCATAAATAAACTACACCACATGATTGCAGCTTCTCCTTCGAAGTCTAAAATCAAAGTCCTCCAATCTATTGGACGTATGCTTCGACTTCATGAAGAGAAGCAAGAACATGGTGCAATCTTATATGACATCGTAGATGATCTATCATATAAGTCCTATCAGAATTTTACTCTTAAACACTTTTTAGAACGAACTAAGATCTACGACGCAGAACAATTTGATTACGAAATTTACAACGTGAGGTTATAATATGGTTTACATATACAGTTTAATTAATGGCGAATTGATCATTGGAAAAAGCGCCGAACTGCCCGCAATGATTAAAATTATTGATCCATTCTATATCATGGATTCAATTACTGAAACAGGACAATTTGGTACTAAGCTCACAAGCGTGTTGACATTTTCTTCATCTGATTGTATAGTGATATCAGAAGACAAAGTTCTATTTTGTTTTCCGGCTAGCGATGCCATGGTTGCTTATTATGAGAAACTGGTTGACTGGTATAAAAAGAATAACTCAGATGTTATTCTTGAGGAAGCCATTACAGAAATGGAAAAATCAGAAAAGCGTTATGATAAACTATTGACCATGCTTCGTGGCAGCAGTAAATTAAACTAAGGCATATATTATGAAGAAGAAAAAGTCAGCTCACTATATCGATAATAAACTTTTCTATACTGAAATGATTAAGTATCATGCGTTGTATCAGGAATCAAAACGTAAGGGTGAAGATCGTCCTGCAGTTCCGAGGTATGTTGGTGAGTGCATCATGCTAATTGCTCAAAGGCTTGCAACTCGTCCAAACTTTGTAGGATACTCTTATAAAGATGAAATGATTGGCGATGCAATTGAGAACTGCTTGCGTTATCTTCATAACTTTAATCCAGACAAAACCAACAATCCATTTGCGTACTTTACACAGATTGTTTACAACGCTTTTCTTCGAAGGATCGAAAAAGAAAAGAAGCAACTTTACATTAAGCATAAGAGTTTTGAGAATTCGATTGTGATGAATACACTTGTTGATATGGCTCCAGAAGATCGCAGCCAATTTAATTCAGTGTTTATTAATGTAAATGAAAAACTTGGAGAGCTTGTAACTAAGTTTGAAGCAAAGAATCCAGTTGTAAAGAAGCCAAAGAAGGGCGTAGAAAAATTTATAGAGGATGATAATGAGTAACTTAAACATTCCACCTCTGTTAGAACAATACAGAGAAAACATGCTAGATCCTACAAATTCAGTGACTGTTCGTCATCGTTATATGATGAACCTACAGAACATTCGTGACTATTGTGATCGTTGCATAAATGAATATAACAAGAAAGTTCGTCGATGAAAATTGCTTTGATCACTGATAGAATTTAATTATTTTATAAATAGAACTGAAAGGATTCTTTATGTTCTATTTGTATCTTAAAACTCATAATAAGACAGGTCTTAAATATCTTGGATATACTAAAAACGATCCAATGAAATATAAAGGATCTGGTAAATACTGGTCTAATCATATTAAAATACATGGTAATGATGTTACCACTCAAATTTTATTCCAATCTGAAATTATAGATGATATATCACGAGAAGGCTCAAAATATTCTCAAATGTGGAACATCGTTGAAAATTCTTCTTTTGCTAATTTGTGCGAAGAAGATGGAAATAAACTTTACGGTAAAGCTAACATAAACTTTATGGGTCATGCTCAAACTGAAGAAACTCGATTAAAAATTTCGAAAAACAATGGCCGTGGGAATGCAGGTAAATATGGATCCAATCATCCAGCGTTTGGCCATAAAGTTAATGAAAACAATTATGAACATCTAAAAATAGCTAGATCTGCAATTACTGAAGTTTGGAATAAAGGAAAAACCGGATTGCACGCGCATAGCGAAGAGACTAAATTAAAAATGTCTATGGTTAAAATTGGAATTAAAAAAGAAAAAGTTGAATGTCCACACTGTGGTAAAATTGGAGGCAAACCTGCTATGATAAGATTTCATTTTGATAATTGTAAGGATATATGATGCGTATAGCATTAATCACTGATACTCACTTTGGTGCACGTGGCGATTCTGTCGCGTTTGCCGAATATTTTAATAGGTTTTATTATGAATTCTTTTTTCCATATCTTAAAAGTAATAATATTAGCAATATTTTTCACCTGGGTGATATTGTTGATCGTAGAAAATATATCAACTTCGTTACCGCCAGACACCTCAGAAAATTCATCGACGAATGCTATACCTCAAACATTAGACTTGATGTAATCATTGGTAATCATGATACTTCGTTCAAGAATACGAACGAAGTGAATGCCATGCGTGAGTTGTACGATCATTCGAAGTATGAGGTAAACTATTACGACGAACCTACTGTAGTTCGCCTTGGTGATCTTGATATCGGTGTTCTTCCTTGGGTATGCTCTGGAAACTATAATGAGAGCATGGAGTTCTTGGAGAATACTAACGCACAGGTATTGTTTGGACACCTTGAAATCGCTGGCTTCGAAATGTACAAAGGCGCTGTAAACGATCATGGTCTATCTACTCGTATCTTCGATAAGTTTGATCTAGTCTGCTCTGGCCATTTCCATCACAAGTCAACACGCGGTAATATCAATTACCTTGGTGCACCATACGAAATGTCTTGGTCTGATTTTGATGATCCTCGTGGTTTTCATATTTTTGATACAGAAACTCGTGAGTTGACATTTATTCAAAATCCGTATACTATGTTTCAGAAGTGGTTCTATGACGATAGTAAATGGCAATCCTTCGAAGCAATTAATGAATTCAACTATGCAGGCGCCAAAGGATCTTACGTCAAGGTGATTGTCAAGAACAAGAACAATCCTTTCTGGTTTGATACATATATTGATCGTCTTGAAAAAGCCGGTGCTCTTGATATTCAGGTGGTCGAAGATAATTTGAATCTGCAGTTAGAAGATGATAGTGATATTGTCAATGAAGCTGAAGATACACTTACAATCCTAACTAAGGTAGTTGATCAATGGGAAACTCCTGTAGATAAGAAACGCCTTGACAGTTTTCTCAGAACGTTGTATAGTGAAGCTTTGAGTGTGGAGTAATTATGACATTTGATGAATGGATGAATCGACAAGAAAAATACAGTTCGCGTGTTGACCGTCTTTACGATGATATAGATATGATTACTGGAGTACCAAAGTCTCCAATTGAATCTGCAAGAAGCAAAAATATTATTTTAGGCTGGTTGAAAGCAGCTTATAACGTGGGTTATGAGCATGCAACTACACAACATCAGGATGATGGCAAGTAATGATCTTATTTAAAAGACTGCGATGGCAGAATCTTCTGTCAACTGGAAATCAAATGACTGAGATCCAGTTAGATAGAAGTAAGTCGACTCTTATCATTGGCGAAAACGGTGCTGGTAAATCCACAATTCTGGATGCGCTGGTATTTGCTCTATATGGTAAACCATTTCGTAACATCAATAAGCCTCAATTGATGAATTCTATGACAAATAAAGGACTTCTCGTAGAATGTGAGTTCTCTATCGGAAAAAATGAATTCCTTGTGCGCAGGGGTATGAAACCACACCTATTCGAGATATACCAAAATAGTGTACTTATTAATCAGAATTCATCTGTAAAAGATTATCAAGATCTATTTGAGAAGCAAATCTTGAAATTAAGTTTCAAATCCTTCGGCCAAATTGTAGTACTAGGCTCTGCAAACTATCTGCCCTTTATGCAGCTTCCTGCACATTCTCGTCGAGAAGTGATTGAAGACCTATTAGATATTCAGATTTTTAGTACGATGAATACTCTTCTTAAGGAAAAGGTAATTGAGAATCGTAATGAACTGAATGATGTAGATCATCAAATTACTTTGGTTGAAAACAAAATTGAGTTGGCTGAAAAGCATATCACATCTCTTCGTACAAACAACGAAGATTTGATTAAAGCTAAAGAGGATATGATTACAGAACTCGAAGATCGTGTTCATACCACTCAAACAAAAATGAATGCTATATATGATAGCATCACAGAATTTAATTCACTGATAACAGACTCAGAAAAAGTAAATAGTCGTAGGGCTAAATTAATTCAAATGGAGTCTGAGCTTGAAACAAAGATCAAAAAGTTCAATAAAGAAATCTCGTTCTTCCATGACCACGATAACTGTCCGACATGTCGGCAGGGTATCGATCATAATTTTAAGAAAGAATGGATTGATAATAGAGAGAACAAGACTACAGAGATCTCTCAGGCCATGGAGAAGATCGAGCGGGAAATTAAAAGTCTCGAAACTCGTATCAATGAAATCACACAGATTAATTCGCAGATCACTTCGCTGAATATTGAAATCACTGGATTGAATGCTGATATTCGTTCATGGCAGAACTCGATCAAGACATTGAACGCTGAAATCGAATCGATTCGAAATAATACTCGAGCGATTGATAGCGGCAACGATGATATTGACCAGTTTAAGAAGCAATTGAAGCTCGGTAAAACACGCAAAGAAGAACTATCATATCATCGTCAAGTTCTAGAAGCAGCTGGTGTTCTACTTAAAGACACTGGCATCAAAACTAAAATTATCAAACAGTACGTTCCGGTGATGAACAAGCTGATTAACAAGTATCTAGCAGCAATGGACTTCTTTGTCCAGTTCGAATTGGACGAAAACTTTAATGAAACTATTAAATCGCGTTACAGAGACGATTTCAGCTATGCCTCTTTCTCCGAGGGAGAAAAAATGCGCATTGATCTTAGCCTTATGTTTACCTGGAGGGCTATTGCTAAGCTCCGTAATTCTGCTTCGACCAACCTTCTCATCATGGATGAAGTCTTTGACTCATCGCTAGATGTTGGTGGCACGGAAGAATTTATGAAGATCCTTGATGGTCTGACTCAGGATACAAATACGTTTGTGATCTCGCATAAAGGTGATCAGCTTTATGATAAGTTCCACTCAGTAATTCGATTTGAAAAACACAAAAACTTTAGTAGGATGGCAGCATGATTCGTGAACTTGTAAATTGTAATGATCCAATTCTTAAACAGCGCGTTGAGAACTTTGATTTTAGTAATCCACCAATGAATCCAGTCGAACTTTATAACGACTTGGCTGAAACCATGAAAGAAAATGATGGTCTTGGTCTTGCAGCTCCGCAAGTAGGTCTTCCCTATCGAGCATTTGTAATGAGAGCTGAAAATATTATTGGTGTATTCAATCCAAAAATTGTTGACATTTCTAGTGAAATGGTGTATTTAGAAGAAGGATGCTTGAGTTATCCTAATCTCTGGGTGAAGGTCAAGCGTCCAAAGAAGATCAAGGTTCGTTTTACTCATCCGGATGGCCAAACAGAAACACGAGTTTTTGATGGCATGTCTGCTCGAGTTTTTCAACACGAGTTCGATCACCTTGAAGGTATTGTTCATACTAAACGAGCAAACCGATATCATCTTGATCAAGCTAAAAAGCTTCAGGCGAAACTAAATAAGGGTACTCCGGTTACCGCAGGTGGACTACGAATCAAGAGTCTCACACCGGAAGCAGAACAAATTTTGGAGGCACTAAAATCATGAGTATTGTTTGGGTTAATGACATTGAAGATATGCACACTAAGTTTGGTGTGAATGAAAAGGTACGTGAGTTTGATGCAGAAAAGCTCAAGCAGTTTCTTGAATTTCGAGTCAAGTTTCTTGAAGAAGAATTGAACGAACTGAAGGATAATCTGGACAATCCTGAAGAGATTGTTGATGCATTGATCGATCTGTGTGTGGTTGCCATTGGCACACTCGACGCATTTGATGTGAATGCTAAACTTGCATGGAATGAAGTTCATACTGCCAACATGAATAAGCAAGTCGGTATAAAAGAATCTCGGCCGAATCCACTCGGACTTCCAGATCTTGTAAAGCCAGAATGGTGGATGGCGCCTGAGCATAAAGGTAATTATGGATTGCTTACCAAGATGGTAAACGGCAAATAATTGTTGACATTTTTTGAAAACCTTTGTATACTGGACTAGTAACAAGGGAATTGGTTATGGCTAAAAAACTTACTAATCAGGAAAAATTCGAACGTAATCTTCGTTCGGCTCGTATGATTCGTGCATGTATAAATGGTCTAATTGCCGATGGCATCGCTGAAGACGAAGATGTAATCGACGAATTCTCCGGCATTATTGCTGAATGGATTTTTCGCAACCCAGTTCGTCATACTGGTTACATTTCTTTGGAAGCTCTGAAACTAAAAAAGACTCCAACCAACGATCATTATTTTGGTCGTAAGTCTTCTGGCATGCTTGTATACATGTACGCTCTTCGCGGCGCATCTATCAAACGACTTGCATACATCATTGCATCTCGTTCTCGGTGCCACAAAGTCACCTCTGAAGAAAATACTGAGCTTAAAAAACATGACAGTAAAAATCTTTTAAAGACTAAGCCAATGGTTGTTTCAGAATATGTGAATGCTAATATTCAACTGACTAAGGAAAAAATTCCTGTTTACATTATTAACGAAATTGAGTATAATACTCAAACTGAGGCTGCAAAAGTACACAACTGCTCTGTACAAACTGTTGTAAACCGATGCGTCACTGATAAGCGTGGTAAGTTCCCTAATTGGAAATGTGAGATTAGATAATGAAATTTAATAGACGTGATTTAGATCTAGAGTTGATTCATTCTAGAGCATTTAACGAAGCACAAGGTATTTTTGAAAGCCCAAGTAAAGCTCGTGGTAGAACGCTTGGAGAAATTCTTGACTCGTGTATTCAAGGCCAAACTGCTGAAGTAGGCCTCATGCAATTATATGGTCATACAGAAGATCCTCGCAAATTCAATGATACCATTGATCCAAATGGTGTTCCTAATGAAGAAAAAACTTCTACCAGTGTAGAAGGAATACACAGAGCAATTAACAAATGTAATGTTGATAAAGTAACAGATTATCGGATAGCTACATATCCTGATATTGTTAATGCGTTTCTTGTAACTGAAAAAACAAACTATGATGTAGAATACGAGTTGTATGATACTTATACATGGAATGGCACTGAATTTGTTGGTTCTAAAGAAAATAAAAGTGTTGACATTAATATCGATCCGGAGTATTTTGTATTAAATCTTCCGGAGAAATACGATGGCGATTCAATTGCTAAGATCTTTATGTACCACAAGAATAAAGAAAACGCTTGGATAAAAAGTAACAAGCCACTTAAGATTGTTGATGGCGACAAAACACTAGCAGTTGTCAATTGCTATCAAGATTTGATGGATAACTCCATTATTTCAAAAATAATGAATAGTTACGAATTAAACGTTTGGATTCCTACATACGCTGCTTGGAAGCAAGGTTTGATGAAACTATACGACAATAGATTTGCTAAGTGTAAGAATGGAATGATTGAACTAGAAAAGGAATTGGTTGATGCGTGAATCTCTTAGAGTCCTACAAGAATGTGCTGAACTTCAACAGCGAAAATCGAAAGATTACCAGAATGAAAAGTCGCGTATCCGTCAGGCTGATCACTATCCGCGTGGTTGTGCTACGATCCTTGATATGGTTCATCAGAAAATTACTCGAATTTATTCTGTTATGGAAGCGATGGAACATGGCGACTCGGCCAACTTCGAATCGCTCGAAGACTCGTGCAAAGACGCGATCAATTACCTATCCTTCTTTGTCTCCTACAGCCGTGGAAAAATGGAAGGCCAAGATCCATCGCGAGATTTTGTGAATCGTCCTTTAAAGAAAATTAATACTGTTGCAGATATGACAACGGTATCAGCAACCAGTCTAGGAGTACTCAAGAATGCTGAAGGTTGAGCATATTCGCCAACACTTTTTGAGTGAACTCAAGTCTGAACGGTTTGTTACTGACAAGACTGGTGTCAAGACTATTGAGATGATTGGTGCTACGTTTGAAGCAAATGAACCAGCCATCTTTGGTAAGCCAAATGAAGACTATATTCAACGCGAACTTGATTGGTACAAGTCGCAGTCTTTGTATGTGAACGACATTCCTGGTGGCAAGCAAGAAGCAAGTCCTCCAGAAATCTGGACATCTGTAGCATGTAAAGATGGTAAGATAAATTCGAATTATGGCTGGGCAATTTGGTCTACTGATAACTACAGCCAATACAATAATGCTTTGCACGAATTGCAAACGAATCCTAACAGCCGCCGTGCTATGATGATCTATACTCGACCAAAGATGTGGTGGGATTATAATTATAATGGTCGATCAGATTTCATGTGCACTAATACTGTGCAGTACATGATTCGTGATGGTGAACTGATTGCTATCGTCCAGATGCGTAGCAATGATGTTGTGTTTGGTTATCGCAATGATTTTGCATGGCAGGATTACGTTGTTAAACAACTAGCATTCGATCTTGGTATTCAAAAGACTAAAATCATCTGGCATGTCGGATCTCTCCACGTTTACGAACGTCATTTTGGATTGGTAAAATAAAATGAATTTAGACTTAATGATTATTAACGATTTTTATAGTAATCCAGATCAAGTCAGAGCTTTTGCTCTGACTCAAGACTTTAATGTTTCTGGAAATTTTCCTGGTGCAAGAACTGTATCGTTTTTGAATGATGATATCAAAAACTGTATTCAGTACTTCATGAACTTTGCTGGCAAAATTACTAATTGGTACGATGAATCCGGTTATACCGGAGCATTTCAGTATGCAACTGCTTTCGATAAAACATGGATTCATTGTGATCACACTAGCATGTGGGCTGGCGTTTGTTATCTAACACCAGATGCTCCTCATACTGCTGGTACTGCTATGTTTCGACATAAAGAAACTGGAGAATACCGAGCAAATGTGAATGAGCACGAAGCATCTGACTATACCAAATGGGATAAGATTGATATTGTAGGCAATAAATACAACCGCATGGTAATCTATCGCGGTGACTTGTTCCACGCTAGCTTAGATTACTTTGGAAAAGATTTATATGACGGAAGATTGTTTCAAACATTCTTCTTTGATACCGAAAGATATTCATAATGAAAAAAGTATGTAAAGTAATTTGGTCCACTAATAGATTAGAATATCTAATCCCAACACTAAAATCTCAGCGTTCAATGCTTGATTTCAGTGGTTGCGAAGTGCATGGTATATTTATTGATGATATGCCTAAAAATCGGCATGATGGTACTGTATATGAACTTGCCAAAATGTTTGGTTACAATGAAATCATTTTGCATCAAGAAAATCAAGGTATAAGTAAAAACTGGACTCAAACATTTAAAATGTTGTCTGAAAGAGATTATGATTATGTGTATCACACTGAAGATGATGTTACTATTACGAAACCAGTAAAGATTACTGATCTCATAGATATTCTAGAAAAGCATCAAGAACTTTCTCAGATTTGTCTCACGCGTCAAGCTTGGTATGAAAATGAAGTTGATCCTGTAATAGATCCCACCGACATTCGTGTTGGAGATTATTATATGGAATACAGTGAAGACTATTTCTGGTCGTTAGCTTCTTTCTATCCTAGAAATGTCACTGAATTTCCGTACCACGAATATACTCAACACAATTTGAGTGAGTGGGTTGTTGCAAACGTTCTTAAGAATATAAATCTAAAAACTGGAAAATTGAAAAACGCAACCGGTCCTGTAAACATGTGTGAACACATCGGTGGCTATAGTATTGGTAAAAGACTAGAACCAGGTGAACCAGGATGGGAAAAGTTTCATATGTATGATCCACAAAAGAAATACAACTCACGAAATGGATCGCTCTGGAAATAACTCGCAGATGGCTTCTAACAAAGTCCTCGTTGTAGGCATAAATCCGGGCGTTGGTAAGATTCGAAAGAACTCTGCCATCGCTCGGCTTTATTCGTGGATGGAAGAACTTAATTGCATTCCGTTCTCTTTTACGAACGTTATTCACACTTCGGGTATGTACATTAATAAAGATATAGATTATAAGGTACTTACAGAGTGTGCAAAAGACTACGATAAAATAATTGCGCTTGGCGGATTTGTATCCGCTGCTCTTCGACGCATAAATATAAAACATCATACGATGCCTCATCCTTCACCGCTCAACCGCAAGCTGAATGATCAGGCTTATGAACGTGAACAACTTAATTTGGTTATGGAGTATTTGTATGAAAAGAATCCTGATTACAGGTTTTAATGCTGAACAAAACGAACGAGACTACTTTCAACGTAAGCAACTAAAGATTCTCAACTCTCACTATTCGTTGATTCGTTGTCTTGAAGATATGGGTTGGCAAGTTGAACAACGTCCAGTCGAGCAGGGTGAAGATCTTTCGAGCTACGATGAGGTGATTGTCTACCTTCACTCGGTACAATCCTTCTGTCAGCGTCTTTATTCCGGTCTCTGGGCTGTTGCAGCTCGACCGGATTGCATTCTAGCTTTTGATGATTGGCAGGTAGATCAGGTCTTTACAAGCTTTTCTGGTTATCAAAAGAATCTTGAAGAAGGTGATGGCGATGCAGCTTTCCGTCCGTACCTTCTCGATCTATATGCTGGTGATGAGCCAGTAGAAGTACTGAAGAACAATCGTAATCACTACATCGAATCTTGTAAGATTATCAATGCCAAGCAAAATCGTCTACTGATCTGTGCTTTTGCCGGTGGTGATTCGAATCTGTTTGGTCTGAACTGGCAAGGCCAAGTCTTTACTTACAACCCGAATCCATATAACTTGAATCGCTCGCCATATAATAACTATGGTGAACCGGTATCAGGTCTTGCTGCGTTTCTTGATGATGATATTGTAGATCCAGCTGACAAGCAAAAGCAGTGGGTGTTCTCGTCTCTTATTCAGACTAAAACTCAGAAGTGGTTGAAGCAACAGACACCATCATGGCCAATCTTGAGCTTTGGTGCAAAGCGTGGTGAGTTCAAGGGTGAACGTGTTATCGAGCCAGAAATGTGCCGTATATATAATAGGAACTGGGGATGCTTAATGCCAGAATACTACCATGCCGGATCTGGCTGGTGGAGATCTCGAGTTCAGCAGGTAGTTGATTGTAAATCCATCCTGCTCTGCTCCGATAAAGAAGGCGCTATCTATGGCGATGCCTTCGTTGGTAATACCATCGAAAAAATCGAAAACATGAGCCCAGAAGAACTGGCAAAGCTCGGTAGTGATATGATGGATTGCCTATATGCCAATCATCCACTCGATAAAAATATACAACAAAATGAATTGCAAAGGATTCTAGATGCAAGGTGAATTCACTCATGCAAGTATCGTACCATTGATTGGAGGGGAGACTCTTGGAGCTCATGCCGCACACGGCAGAGCTCCGGAGTACTTTCTATCTTACTCTCCATTTCAAGCCAACGATAAGCATATCTTAAATTATTATAAGAGCAAGTATGAATCAGATATTCCATACATCCTTCTCGATCAAGGAGGCGTTCACCCGTATGCGGTTGATGTTGTACACAGCGTGTGTCCATGCGCTGGTCTTTCTATGCTCAGCCATGGTTATGGGGATCATAATCCTAACAACCGTTGGATGGCTGAAAGTACTGAGTATGTTCTTACAAATATGAAGCCGCGAGTTCTCTGGGGTGAGAATGCTCCAGGATTTGCTGGTAAAGTTGGTGATACTGTTCGGAATAATCTGAAGCGTATCGGCAAAGAGAATGGATACACTATGACTGTGTATCGTACTCGTTCTCTTCTACATGGCATTCCACAGGTACGTGAACGTTCATTCTACTTCTTCTGGAGAGACGATAAGGTTCCAATGCTGAACTATTATAATCGGCCATATACTCCTATTGAACAATTGCTGACAAATATCAGTTCGAACTTCCAGACAGACCCTATCAACAAAAAGACTCCGTCTGTTGATGATCCATATTATCGCTATATCCTAGAAGAGCTAGAAGGCGGAATTACTCATGCTCAATTTGCTCAGCAGATTCCAGCCGAATCTGCTCGTAATTCTGACGTTCTAGCTTACATTGAAACTAAGACCAACTATCTCGAGGTAGCAAAGTGGATGGAAGCAAATGACTATCCACGTGAAGTTGAAAAGTGTAAATATCGTCATGAGAAGCTAGCAAATGGTGGATCCATCATGCGCCGTAATACAATCGTTCCACGCGACTACATTGGAGCCTTTGTTGGCCACTATCCAGTTATGCTTGCTCATCCTACACAGGATCGATATATTAATTATCGCGAAGCAATGACTATTATGGGAATGCCACAAGACTTTGAATTAGTCGACGCAAGCCCACGCAATGCCAACATGATTTGCCAGAATGTTCCAGTTCAGACTGCGACTGACATGGCTACCGAAGTTGTAGCATATCTCAAAGGTGAGAGAAAGATGCTCGACACCGATTATATCGTCCAATATAATCATTCACAAACCAGCACATACGAAGAGAAAGCATCATTGGAGGCGTTTTTAGCATGAGTACAAGTATACATTATGATCAATTTGAAAAATTAGAATCTGAAATGATTGATGCTGACAAAACTACATTTACTGCAGATAATGTTGTCCTTACTCCTAATATGAAGGTGAAGTACACAGGAATCGATTATAAATATAATGAAGGCGAACTCCTAGGTGAGATTCGGTCTTACATTAATGCTACATACGATCAGCATTACTCTCACAACAAATTCCAAGCAACAGAATTCATCATCGACGGTGGCCATGGTACTGGTTTCAATGTCGGTAATATGATGAAGTATACTCAACGCTATGGACGCAAAGGCGATCCTGCCGAATGGCGTAAAGACCTCATGAAGGTTATTCACTACGCAATCATCCAACTTTATGTACATGATCAACAACACAAGAAAGTTTAATTATGGGTATTGAAATTAATGTTCCAATTGAAAAGCTTCGTGCTCGCAAGCTTTTCGTAGCAGCTCCGATGTATGGTGGCCAGTGTGCCGGCATGTTCACTCGATCAATTGCAGATCTTTCAGCTCTCTGCACTCACTATGGTATTCAGGTTCGATTCTACTTCCTTTTCAACGAATCACTAATTACTCGTGCTCGTAACTATTGCGCAGATGAATTCATGCGTTCTGGTGATACACATATGATGTTCATTGACTCGGACATTGGATTCAATGCTAATGACGTAATTGCTCTGATGGCCATTCAGTCGGAGAATCCAGAAGACGATGATTATGATATCATTGCCGGACCTTATCCGAAAAAGTGTATCAGCTGGGAGAAGATTAAGCTGGCTGTTGATAAGGGCTTTGCTGATGAAGATCCCAACAATCTTGAAAAGTATGTAGGTGACTATGTCTTCAATCCTGCTGGTGATAGTGGTGAAATTCCGCTCGGTGAGCCGGTTGAAGTTCTTGAAGCTGGCACTGGCTTCATGATGATTCGCCGTAATACTTTCGAAAAGTTCCAAGAAGCTTATCCAGATCAGATGTATAGACCAGATCATGTTCGCACTGAACACTTTGATGGTTCGCGTGAGATCATGGCTTTCTTCGATACTCCTATTTGTCCGGACACAAAGCGTTATCTTTCAGAAGACTATATGTTCTGTCAGTGGACTCGTAAAGCCGGCATGAAGGTATGGTTCTGCCCATGGATGCAACTACAACACGTTGGCATGTATGTCTTCGGTGGTAGCCTTGTTGACTTGGCTCAGATCGGCGCTGCAGCAACTGCTGATGTTGGCCAACTTAAGAAAAAGAAGTGATTGACATTTATAAGCAAGTGTGTTATACTTGCTTATACCAAACATTATGGAGAATATTATGAAGTTTGATTCGAATACATTGCAAGTCCTTAAGAATTTCTCGTCTATCAATAAGAACATCATGTTCAAACCGGGTAACGTTATTCGTACTATCTCGGATACTAAGTCGGTAATGGCCAAGTCTACTATCGGTCAAGAAATTCCTCAGGGCTTTGGCATCTATGATCTGTCGCGATTCCTTGGTACTCTGTCTCTGTTCAATGATGCAGAACTGGATATTCAAGACTCAGTCGTAGAACTGCGTGAAGGTAAGAACAAGTTCAAATACGCTCTGTCTGATGCATCGTTGATTATGGTTGCACCCGACAAAGATATCGTTCTTCCAGATCCTGAGATCGAATTTGTTCTGACTCAGGAAGCACTGAACCAAGTGATGAAGGCGCTGAGTGTTTCTCAGCTTCCTCACATCGCGGTGACTGGTGATGGTGCTACTATTCATCTTCAGGCGATTGATGCTGAAGGCAAGACTCATGACGCATACAGCGTAGAAGTTGGTACCACTTCGGCAAACTTCCGTATGGTCTTCCGTGCAGATAATATCAAGCTGATTCCAGGTAACTATAACGTTCAGATCTCTGCCAAGGGTCTTAGCCACTTCAAGGGCGTGAATGTTGAGTACTGGATTGCTGTTGAGTCTAGCTCTACCTATCAGGGCTAACGGTTGGTGACTGGCCACCATAAGATGCCAGCGTATAAAAGGCACTCATTGAGTGGAGCGGGCGATACGAAAAGGCGCCGCCGGACCTCGTAACCGGCACTACTTTATTATGATGGAGATATTATGCTTGAAGAATTCTTGTGGGTCGAGAAATATCGCCCAAAAACTGTTGCAGACACTATCCTTCCAGAAGATCTGAAGAAAGTATTCCAACAGTTCGTAGATCAAAAGAACATTCCTAATCTCATTCTCTCTGGTACGGCAGGTGTTGGTAAGACAACTGTCGCCAAAGCCATGTGTGAAGAACTTGGTTGCGACTATATTGTAATCAATGGTTCTATGAATGGTAACATCGATACACTGCGTAATGACATTGCTCGATTTGCCAGTTCTGTATCTCTTGCCGGTGGACGTAAGATGGTTATCCTTGATGAGGCTGACTATTTGAACGCTCAGTCGACTCAGCCAGCTCTTCGTAACTTTATGGAAGAGTTCAGCGCCAACTGTGGCTTCATTCTGACATGTAACTTTGTTGATCGTATCATCGAGCCTCTTCACTCTCGTTGTTCTGTTGTCAAGTTCAAGATTCGTAAGTCAGAACTACCAGAGCTCGCTAAACAGTTCCTTCGCCGTGTATGCGGCATTCTAGATAATGAAAGTGTAACCTATGATAAGTCGGCTGTTGTCGAAGTTATCAAAAAGCATTTCCCAGATTGGCGTCGTGTTATCAACGAACTCCAGCATTATTCCGCTACTGGGGCCATTGATACTGGCATTCTTCGTAATTTTAGTGACGATTCTCTCGGAAAGCTGATTGGCTTCATGAAAGACAAGAACTTCACCGCTGTGCGTAAGTGGGTTGCCGAGTCTGACATGGATACCAACGAGTTCTTTCGCGCCTTCTATGATAAGGCTGAAAACTATATAGCAGCCGCCAGCATTCCGATGCTCGTACTTCACCTTGCCAAGTATCAATATCAGAATGCATTTGCTGCAGATCCTGAAATCAATCTCGTTGCATGCCTCACCGAGATCATGGCTGACTGTACGTTCTCATGAGTTGGTGGGATCTTCGAAAGAAACGTAAAAAGACATGCTCAGTTTGTAATGTAAATCGACTGCCAAAAGAACCTGCCACTATTCGTCTTGATGTTCAAGAAGGTACGGTAGAAATTTTGATATGCGATGAATGTGCTGAATTCTTTGATAAGTCATCAGAAGTTTTGAATCGAGGCAAAAATGAACCCGTTTGATTTTGTAACATCGATCAATACGTCGAAGAAGAACCTGATGAAAGGTACTGAAAACGACGAACTTGCTGAAAAGACTTATAGCCCATGGCTCACTAACAAATCGCTTTCATACTTTGCAGACACTATTCATGCTGCGAATATGATGAACTGTAACCACCAGCTTGATAACAAGCTCCAATATTCTTTCTTAATAAATATTATACGACCCAGTAAACGGTTTTCGAAGTGGGTGAAGAAAGAAAAGGATGAAGATCTTGAAGCTATCATGGAACACTTCGGCTATAACCGACAAAAAGCCAAGACTGCTCTCGAGCTCCTCACACCTGATCAGATAAAAACAATAAAGAAAAAGCTTGATAAAGGTGGGATAAAGAGATGAGTTTAATCAATAGTTTAGTTGAGGTGAGACTGGGAGAAGAAGATGATTTCCTAAAAGTGCGTGAAACGTTAACTCGTATTGGAGTAGCATCACGTAAAGATAGCACACTTTATCAGTCATGCCATATATTGCACAAGCAAGGCAAGTACTACATTGTACACTTTAAAGAACTGTTTGCTCTTGATGGCAAACCTTCAAATTTTTCTGATGAAGATAAAGGCCGCAGAAATACAATCGTTCAATTGCTTTCAGACTGGGGCTTAATCGCTGTGGTAGAGCCAGAGCAGATTGCAAGTCCTATTACGCCTTTAAGTCAGATTAAGATCCTTCCATTCAAGGAAAAGGATCAATGGAACCTAGTCACGAAATATAATATCGGCAAACGAAAATAAGTCATTGATTTAATTGAAAACTAAAATGCACTTGGGTAATTCCGAGTGCATTTTTTTATGTACATAATATCAAAACTTTGATATACTAAGAATATAAGGAATGAAGGAAACAAAATGATTAGCAATCTTTCTGGTGGTGCATTTGAAATCAAAACTGGTCGCTCTTGGACTCATGGTTTGTCGATGTTTCGTGAAAAGGAAGCACTGAACATTCGTTGGGAAAAGTGTGGTCCTTGCCATGGTCGTTGGTTCTTTGAGATCGATGGTATGCAGTTCTCTGCCAAGAAGATTTCTCCTCGTATCGAAGGCATCCAACAGCATTATTCCTATTGACATTATTTTCAAAACGTTGTATTCTAAGAATATAAGGAATGGAGATTGAATATGTTTACTCTTGCTGATATCAACACCGTAACCAATTCGAATGATGGCAGCATCTTCTCAGACCTGCACAAGGATGTGTTCGGTTACCGTCCTCGTGGCATGGTGTTCGAATCCATTCAGGAATTCGATAACGAATACCAGTATCTCATTCAGCGCCTAAATGGAAAACTCGAGGAAGATCGCCTCGAAAAAGCTCGCAATTGGGAGCATTTCCTCTATCGTCTTGATGGCATCAAAGAACTTGTTTCCAATTGCGATTCTGTTCGTGCATGTGAAATCTTTGCTGATGCAGAAGATATCGATGCTGAAGAGCGTGCCTTTTATGGCTGGGAAAGCCTTGAATGGAAACTAGGCCTTGAGTTTGGTTCCATCAAACGGTTCCTTGCATCTGAGGTTCAGAACGATGAGTTTCTTAAGGAGTTTGCATATTCATAAAAATAATGGTTGACATTATTTCCATATAGTGTATAATGAATATATCAATTGAAGGAAACTTATATCATGAATAACGAAAAACTTTTAGCTGTTGCTGCTCTCGAACATCTTTTCTCGGCTCCTGACGGTCATCGTGCGGTTGCTTATTGGATCCCTATCGAAATGCGTCAAAAGGTTCTGGCTGCTTATCGGGCTCTTGGTATTTCGGTACGTCTTCGCTATCGTGGTTCGCGAATCGAATCGATCGGTCGTGAAATGCCTCGCATCGATGGTGGTACCTATCGCCGTACTCGGCACCAAGCTAACCAAGATTGTCTTCTCGCTGACGCCACTCACTTTTCTGTTTATCTGAAGGATTAAAATTATGTCTAATCAAAAAAACGTATCTGTTCAATTTCCGATCTTTGGTATTCTTGGCCTGATTTTTATCACGCTTAAGCTTACCGGCCATATCACTTGGTCATGGTTGTGGGTACTGGCTCCTTTTTGGATTCCACTTACTATTGTTCTTTTATTGTTTTTAATCGTTTTTATTTTTGCAGCTGGTCGCAAATGATATATAGTATACTACGGAGGTGATTATGGAAGTTGAAGTTTATTCTTTTCCGACAATGGAAAATCCGAAAGCAGTTGAAGTTACATACTGTGAACTTCTCAATGCTCAACGCCGTGGTGAAACTATTCCAGTCGAAGCAGTTGATTGGATGGATAGTGCAAATACGTGGTTGATTGAGTCGAGAGGTTCTGTTACATGAAAGAATATAAAGGCGGTGCATTCGCTCCTGTGGATATAAAATTGATCAAGGATGCGATTGCTTTCTATTTAAAGCATTCTGGAGATCTTTCAGAGTCAGAAGAACGCCAAGCTGCTAATCTTTTACATCGACTAAATAGTCGTATCTAATTTCATGCGCCCGTAGCTCATCTGGATAGAGCGCGAGACTTCTAATCTTGAGGCAGCAGGTTCGAGTCCTGCCGGGCGCGCCATTTTACTCCTGTAGCTCAATGGTCAGAGCTGTCCCCTCATAAGGGATAGGTTGGGGGTTCGAGTCCCTCCAGGAGTACCAAGCGACGATGGCAGAGTGGTCCAATGCACAGGTCTGCAAAACCTGAAAGCCGCGGGTTCGAATCCCGCTCGTCGCTCCATATTAAAGGAATATACATGAATAATATTGCTGAAGAACTAGAGAACGAATATAGATGGGCTGCGCAGACTCCATCAGATTTTTCTATTCACGTGCCAATGCTGAGAGCGCTTGCTTCTGTATGTGATCACGTAACTGAAATGGGTGTAAGAACTGGAGTTTCTACTCGTGCACTTCTTGTTGAAGATTGCACCGTGCGGTCGTACGATATAGAGCTTAATCAGTATGTAGAATCTCTTTTTGAAAAAGCTGCTAGCATTGGTAAAGATGTAAAATATATTAAAGCTAATACACTAGCACTAGAAATTGAACCTACTGATATGTTGTTTATTGATACTGAACATACATATCAGCAGCTGTCTCAAGAACTTCGATTGCATGGTAATAAAGCTCGTAAGTTTATTGCTTTCCACGATACAGATCAACCTTTTGCAGGTGAAACACTACCCGCAATTATGGAATTCCTTGCCAACAATAGACATTGGCATATAAGAACTCATAACATGCATAGCTATGGTTTTACTGTTCTAGAAAGATTTTAAGGATATATTATGAAAGTGATTATGCTACTCGGTTCTGGTGAACTGGGCAAAGAGTTTACAATTGCCGCTAAGCGTATGGGCCATACTGTCATTGCATGCGATTCTTACCATGATGCGCCAGCAATGCAAGTAGCAGACGGCTATGAAGTGTTTAACATGCTTGATGCCCGTGCACTTAGAACTATGATTAACATCTATAGTCCGGACATTATTGTTCCTGAGATTGAAGCAATTGCTACAGATGTTCTTTATGATGCAGAAGAAGATGGGATCCAAGTTGTTCCCTCAGCACGTGCTGTCAATCTGACAATGAATCGTGATGCTATTCGAGATCGAGCAGCTCAACTTGGATTGAAGGTAGCTGGATTTGCTTATGCTGAGTCTGAGCAGGAACTTGTCGATGCTTATGATAAGATAGCATCAAAGAAAGCAGTGATTAAGCCGGTGATGTCTTCATCTGGCAAGGGTCAGTCTGTTGTAGACTTGGATTCAGATGTAGATATTGAACTTCAGGTTCGTACTGCATGGCACTATGCGTGTGAGAATATGCGTGGAGATCGTCAACGAGTTATCATCGAAGAGTTTATTGACTTTGATTATGAGATCACTCTTCTGACTATTAAACAAAAAGATGGTCCAACTCTTTTCTGTGAACCGATTGGTCACATTCAAAAGAATGGAGATTATCAATACTCATGGCAACCGGAACCATTTAAGAATCTTCAGTTGTATGATGTAGCTAAGCATATGGCTGAAAAGATTACTGATGATCTTGGTGGTGCAGGTCTATTTGGTGTAGAGTTTTTTGTGAAGGGTGATGAAATTTACTTCTCAGAGCTATCACCACGACCACATGATACTGGTATGGTAACTATGATCAGTCAGAATATCTCTGAGTTTGATCTTCATCTCAGAGCGATTCTCGGTCTTCCAATTCCTGAGATTAAAATCAATAATGGATTTGGAGCATCTGCTGTTATTCTTTCCAGTAAAGATACTTACACTCGGCCACAGTATGAAGGCATTGAAAATGCTCTCAAAATTCCTGGTGTTGAAGTACGTATCTTTGGTAAGCCATTCTGTCGTAAAAATCGACGTATGGGTGTTGTCCTAGCAAATAATATTGTTGATGCCCTTCAAGCAGCAGAAAGAATTAAAGTGGTTTAAAGTTATGATTGAAGAAGCAAAACAAGCAATTGTGAGTTCAAGCAAGGAATCGTCAGTCTATATTGGATGCGACTCGATTCGTTTTCGTAAGAACAAGATGTGGTATGCTAAGTACAGCACCGTGATCATTGTTCATATGGATTCGAAGCATGGATGTAAATTGTTTCACAGTTCTATTGATATGCCTGACTATGGTAACCTTAAGCAACGTCTGTTGACAGAGGTCCAGATGGCTGTTACAACTGCAACTGAAATCATTGATGTGCTTGGTGATCGCCACATGGAGATCCATCTTGATATCAATCCGAATCCACAGCATAAATCTTCAGTGGCTGTAAAGGAAGCTCTTGGTTGGGTAAAAGGATCTCTTGGTATTGATGCTAAGATTAAACCTTCATCATTCGCAGCGACTCATGCTGCTGACCACGCAGTTCGTCATTTAAACTAAAAATAATTGTTGACATTAAATTAAAATTGATGTACTTATTATAAATACAAGTTCATTGGTCTAGTAGCTCAGTTGGTTAGAGCACTCGCCTGTCACGCGAGAGGTCGAGGGTTCAAGTCCCTTCTAGATCGCCAATACGGTCGATAAGCTTGGTCTTATTCGTAGTCGACTGATGTGAGAATAAGCTAGACGGGGTTCGCATCCGTTGCTACAAACCCAAGCGAACAAGCATTTTGCGTCGGTGTGATGTTAATGGTAGCATGAGGGTCTCCAAAACCCTTCGTCTGGGTTCGAATCCTAGCACCGATGCCAGTTTGTTCTTTGAAATTGTTAGAAACTCTTTATGTGCGAATATAGCTCAGTTGGTAGAGCACACCCCTGATAAGGGTGAGGTCGTAGGGTCGGAGCCTACTAGACGCACCATTTTTTTATCGATTGCATATGTTTAAAATACTAATGCTTATAAATAAGCAGAGGAGAAAAATATATGCCGGCATTAAAAGGTTCCGAGCCCTGGAATAAGGGTAAAACAGGTATTCTTACAGAATATCATGCATCAATTAGACGATCCGATGAAGAAGTATTTGTAGAAAATTCTACATATGCTAGACATCATATTAAAAAACGATATTATTCAAGATGAAAAAATTGAGTACGCGTGTGGTTGTTGCGGGATAGGTCCAGAATGGAATGGCAAACCAATGCCTTTAATTCTTGATCATATCAATGGAATTAATAAATGATAATCGATTAGAAAATCTAAGATTTGTATGTAGCAATTGTGATTCTCAGTTAGAATACATACAAATCTAAAAATATAGGGAAGCGTGGCTGAGCGCGGTTTAAAGCACCTGACTTGAAATCAGACGTACCTTTGC